ACCGAAGGTTCGTCTTCGTTCTTGGGATAGGGGATAGGCTATGGATCGTCGTCAGTTTCTCGCGCTTGGCGCCGCCGCCGCGGCCGCGCCGCTGGTCCTTCCTCGATCGGCGCTGGCCAGCATACCGCTCGTCACGCACGGCCAGTTCGCCAAGACCCACACCACCAAGAACGACATGTTCTTCAATTGGCGCCGGGTGCAGCAGTTTACGATCGGGCTCAAGGTCGACCGGCCTGCACGGATGCGATTGAGCTTCAACGCCTGCGTCCGCCTGGCAGATTTCATGGAGCGGATGTCGGTCTATGCGATCAGCGCCGGCCTGCGCGGACCTGCGGCGGCGGATGCGTGGCCCGGCACGGAAGACCCGTTCTGGGGCCGCCCCCCCGAAATACCCGGCTGCTTTGTCAGGGCGAACATCATGTCAAATCTGGTCACCTATCCCAGCGGCCAAACCGACCGATACAAATATGCGACCCCGGCCTTCTCGACGGTGCATCAGATAACTGAGCCGGGCTTCTACCGGGTCGAGATTTGGGCTCGTGCGCGATCGTCCTGGAACATGGGCGGCGCTACGAACTGGGATAACACCGGGGCTCCAAATCCCGGCGGCGATGGCAACGTCGCGTTCGATCAGGACCCGTACGACGCCTACGATCCCGATTTCCCGGCGAACCATGCGGTGGTGTCGCCGAGCACCTACCCACAGAACCAGCTGGTGGTAGAGCTCGACTGAGCTGGTGACGTGACAGGGGAGCCTCGAGGGGCTCCGGCGGCCGCTCCCTGGCAGGTAAAGCCGCCCGATGAAAGGTCGAAATGACATCGCCCGCCACGGCGGCTGCGAAGCCGCGCGTGCAAGGGCGACGATTCCGGACCGCAGCACAAATGGATTCCGTCAGACCGGTTAATCCCGTCGCCGGCTATGTCGGCGGCAAGAAGCAGCTCGCACGCCGCATCACCGCTCGGATCGGCGCAATCGAGCACAGCCTCTATGCAGAGCCTTTCGTCGGCATGGGCGGCGTTTTCCTGCGCCGACCGAGCCGACCGAAGGTCGAGGCGATCAACGACGCCTCGCGCGATGTCGCGATCTTCTTCCGCATCCTGCAGCGCCACTATCAGGCCTTCCTGGACATGCTGAAATGGCAGGTGACCAGCCGGGCCGAATTCCAGCGCCTGGCCGGCCAGGATCCCGACACGCTCACCGACCTGGAGCGCGCTGCCCGCTTCCTCTATCTCCAGCGCCTCAGCTTCGGCGGCAAGGTCGCATCCCGCTCCTTCGGCATCGACACGAACGGCCCAGCTCGCTTCGACATCACGCGCCTGGTGCCGCTGCTTGAGGCGGTGCACGAGCGCCTCGCCGGCGTCTGGGTCGACTGCCTGCCCTGGCAGGAGTTCATCCGGCGCTGGGACCGGCCGGGCACGCTGTTCTATCTCGATCCGCCCTATTGGGGCACTGAGCACTTCTACGGCAGAGACCTTTTCGGCCGCGATCAGTTCGCCGAGCTCAGCGCGGCTTTACAAGCGCTTCAAGGCCGTTTCATCCTCTCGCTCAATGACGTGCCCGAGGTGCGCGCGCTCTTCGCCTGGGCCTCGATCGAGACAGTCGAGCTCAGCTACCAGGCGGGCGGGGCCGAGCACACGAAGCGGGTGCGCGAGGTGGTGATCAGCGCATGA